CATAAGCCTTCTTGCTATTTTTTAGACTGTCATTAAGGTTGTTTATATCCTTTGCTGTTTTGTTTGCATTGTTTTTAATATCAATGTCAATCGTTCTCTTTGTAGCCATTATGAATCTTTTTTATTCCTGTTTTTTAAAACTTGTAATCTTTTTGCCTGCCTGTATATAGCTTTTATTCCTGTTTCATAATGATACAGGCCCTTCGCTATTTGGACGTTTTCGCTGCCTTCGTAAAAGTCATCTATTTGTAGTAAGTCAATTATATGTTTTAGCATTACCCTTGTTGTTGTATAAATATTTGATTTGCTGCCGTGTTTCCGTTAGTTAGTGTGTATGTAACTACCAACACAATAACGGTTGTACCAGCACCTTCTGTTCTGAATTGTTTGGTTGTTATAGTACCAGCGTTTTCGTCTGTTATGTCGTCTGTTCCGTCTTCGGTTACTATTAAGTCAGTTGCCGTATTAACGGGCAAACATACTTCCGTTCGACCTTCGCTTGTTAATGTACTTGGTGTAATTGTTACGCCACTTGTGGTTGTAGTTATCGTTGCTTGTTGTGCATCGTTTGGAAACAGTATGTCAATGTTTAAGCACTGTGCGGTATTATCTGGCACTATTATTTCGGGTATTATACCACCGTCAGAAATTAGAGTTCTAAAATCGTTTATTAAAACTAAATCAACGTCGCCTGTATTGAGGTTGCTTTTCATTGATTCAATCACATAACGTTTGTCACGAATTATTACACGGTCGTTTAGTTGTAAACCTGTAAGTAAGCTAATGGGTAAGTTCGTTTTTACGGTTGTTCGTCTATTCCTAAGATTGTATAAATTAATTATATAGTCTGAATAATACACTTGATATAATGTCAATGGGATAGGTTGCAATAATAGTGTACTATTATCTGCATAAAAATTCAGTGTGAAGTCAGTAGTGCCAAGTCGTAAATCTTGTCCAAAGGGAATGTATGTACTCATATTTGTAACACTACCCCCTTCATCAAATCGCCATTGTGCGTTAGTAGTATTATAAGCATACATAATCATTGGTTTTGGTATGTACGTTTGTATGTCGGTGTTTAATCTTTTACCTACTTGCAAATCAGTGCCCGTGAATTTATGCATCATCATATTTTCAAAAGGCAAATCAATCTTGTATTCACCTCCGTCGTATTCAAATTTTTGACTAGTGTTACCGTAATCACGTCCACCAGTCAAATCTCTAAATGCTTCGTTAGTTGCACATTCACTTTCTTGATATGAAAAGCTAATGTTTTTAAATAGCTTTACACGGTCAATTTGAGTGCTTTTGATATCGGTGTATTCTGTGATGTCTACAATAGCACCTTTCTGATACCAATCGTCTAATGGTTCAACTTGGTAAACATCTTTTGACGTTGAATAGCAAGTCAAATTAAACATCTGTAAAACTCCTTTGAAGAAATCTACAATCTTCATATCGGGAACATAATTTAATACGCTAAATGTAGCAGTTGTTGAAAAGGTGCTATTGCTTGTATATGTATTTGAAACTACTTGATTGCTTGGCACACCAAAACTGTTTATTGTAGTGTATTGTGCTTCTTGTGTATAAATGACTTTGTAATTAAAAGATAACGCACCTTCTGCACGAATTATAAACTGATATGAATTCGTGAGTATTGCAGTATTAGCTAAAATATCAATGAGAATTACATTATTGCCTACTCGATAAAAACTTGTATTTTTTTGTCCATTAAGATAAACGTCAATATAATAACCGATTGATGCGTCGCTAACACTGCTAACAGTTATTTGAAGTTGATGAATAGGTTGTATAAAAAAGCCACCACTCGGCGTTACGTTTGGAAACATAACTGTTGCTGGTGTTCCTGCTATAGTTAAAGTATCTTGGCTTTCACTAAAAAAATCAGCTGCCGTTGCCGTTGTGTTTGTATTACCACTTGGTGTTACTAAATTTTCTTGCGGTGCAATTTGTGGCGCTGTTGTGTATTCGAAAACTTCTGCATTTTGGCAATATAAAAACGCCCTTCTAAACCTTTCGGAACTAAGAAAACCACCGTTAAATGTTATTGAATATAATTGTTGTAACGCATTAAATATTTGATAAACTGCTATTGCTGGAAACAACTCGTTATAAGCAATAGAACCACTTGCACCGTGACTTATGTCAGTGCTTGTGCCGTCACCGTAAGTTACATTTCTTCCAACTATCAAAGGGAATCTTATAGGGTATTCAGTTGCATCGTCTGTTATTCTTTGGCTTACCGTACTGCTTGAATAATTAAATTCTGTACTGCTCAAGGTTGTAATATCAACAAGTTTAGAATCTCCAAACGTATCTTTGAGGCTTGCAACATCACCATAAAAAGTTATTTGATAGCTGTATGGTTCGTTATTTTGTACTTCGGTTTTTTCTAAACTTATTTTGCCACGTCTAAAAGTTGTTAAGTCAATTTCAATTACTGCTTCACGTCTTACGTTTTGGTCAATAGTTTGTTGTAAACTGTTTTCGTAAAAGTGTAGAAATATGTCGTTGTTATTTGGGGTGGCTGGTACTGTAAACGATTGACTAAAGTCGGTAAATACTTTGTTAATGTCTTGCACATTTTGCTGCATAGACGTAACATTTATTTGTTCGTCTTTAAACAGGTCTAATAACTGCCCTTCAACTAAAATAGAAATACCTCGCATTATATTACGTTGTTTAAAATGTCAAATGCAAATTCGAATTCGAGTGTGTAATTTATCATACCATCGTTCAAACCTGTTTGCTTTTTTAGTGTTTTACTTTTTACTTTAACGGGTGTATAATTTGGGTTTACATCATAATCCAATAACGTAACTCTTTCACTCAATAGAAGCTGCTCTAAATAGTCTGCATAGCCATCGTTCACCCAACCTGTGTTTAGTGTTATGGTTTCTGTTCCGTTTGTGTTTATCTCTTTACGTTGCCCATTGTTTGAACTTGTATATGGTAGTGTTTTAGGATTGAATTTATATTCATTCGTTTTTACCGTTACGCTTCGCTTGTTTGCTTTTTGAAAGAATATTCTTGCCCAACTGCCGTAACGATTTACAAAGTCAATTACAACGGGTTTGTATTTTGGTTCGCACTCGGGTTTAAAAGTACCTGTCCACAATAAAGAACTACTGCTTGAAAATAATTCTACTTTGTTTCCGTCTGCTGCAAAGGTGATATACACCCTTGCAAAACTTTTTACACCGTCACTACCAGCCGTCTCAGTATGCGTTGCACCTGTTCTTAAATTTGTGTATTTAATTGTTTCACCTGCATTTATGTCTACATCAAAAGAACCCCATAAACCGTTCCCTTGTGATGTAGGTATATTAGCATCGTAATTGTAAAAGTATTCGCCTTCATCTAAAAAAACACGAGTAGCAGTTGCGTTGTAGCCGTCCATAAAATAATTATAGCCATCCATAAAATTGCCTGTTTCGGTAGTTATTGGCGTAAATGTTCCGCTTTCATCTTTAAATGTTTTTACCTCATAAGGTACAACAAAGTTTGTGCTTGTAGCTATTCCATAAGCTAAACCCGTTGCGTTTTGCCAAACAGTGAAATTAAAATACTCACGTATGTATGGTGAAATATTGTAGTACATCTTTAGATTGTTAGATGCTGGTATATTTTTTTCAAATACATAAGTAGGGTTTGCAGTTCCAATATTGCTACCTAAAAACAATTCGAGTTTACTGCCTGTAACATTTGAAACTCCTGTTAAGTCAATTTCTACTATGTACGGTGAACGTGCTAAATTCATTTGTTAAATCTTTTAAAATTTTCGTCTGTTATTTGTTTAAATAGTTTTTCTGCTTCAAAGCCGAACATCTCCATTAATTCATCTGGCAGCTTCTTATAATACTTTTCGAAAGGCCTTGTAAAAAACAAACTCGGTTTAATACCTCTCATCCAAATACTCCTTATAATGGTTCTTGCTGTTTGCTCATAACTTAAAAATCTTCCTGTTTTTTTATCTCTAAATTGAAAGCCCTTTCGCCGCACCCATTTATTTATGCCTCTTGTTAGCCCACCTTCTTCACCGCTGCCACTTCCAAATTTGTAATTATCTAAGCTTTCGCCACTCTTCACGCCTTTAACGCCCCTATCTTGATAAAAACCATAGCTTTCCATTTCGAAGCTTATTTCTATACTTCTCTTAGACTCTTTAACGTATGACTTCAAGCTTTCCCGTAACTTACCTGTATCTGATTTTGCAGATAAATTCTTCTTAGCTTCCCGTATCACATTATCACGAAAGTCGTTCAATAAATCTTGTATAGTGTTAAATTTTGCCATTAACAAATAGTCATATCGCTTGGAATTAATATATCACAAGTCATAGTCCATCCAGCTAATTTGTTTTCAAATCTTTCTGTAAACGGTTCGCAAGTTGGTTGGCTGTCTATTTGAAATTTATCGCTGTATAAATCACCACGTCTTAACAACTCGTAACACCTGTTAAGAACTTGTAACTGCGTATTAAGTATATATAGTTCGTTATCGTTGCCGTCAAACTTACTTGTTGTTTCGTCTTTTGTAATGTCGACAATATCCATAGCAAGTATAGATATATTGTAACGCACAACGTTGCCTTCAAAGGATGCTGTATTGACTATTAAATGGACTAGTGGGAAAATAGTTTGCTTTGACAAATCCACTTCAAATATATCGCCCTGTGTGACGGTGCTTACTAATTCGTCTGCTTCAAAGTGCGCTTTTAGTTTGTCTATAATATCAAAATAATTCATCTTCTCATTTGTTGTTTTAGTTCGTTTGCTTCGATTTGTTTTTTCTGTTTTTCGAATGTAAGATAGGTGAGACATTTAGTAAGTCGGTATCCTGTAACTTCGTCAAATCTGGTAACATCTCCTTTAGCAAGTGCATAGATTGAACTATACCAGCCCCACTGTTCACTAAATTGGTTTCTTTCGCTGTATTGTTTGAAGCTGTCATCGTCTTCATCTCTTTCTGTAAATAGTTGATTGTAAGACTTAACAATTCGCTTCCTAAATTCCAAAAAAAAATACTTGAACTAATCGCTACATCCAGAGGTGCAAACTTCATTAATTCTTGCATATCTTCGTTCGGTTCGTAATCCACGATGCTGTATTGATTCTTATAAGTGTCTTTCACGGGCCTGTACATAACTGCCATAGCTTTATGGTATGTTTTCCAATTTTGCAAATGGTTTTCTAAATCTACATATTCGCCAAATGTTATATCGTCTAGTTTTGGTATAAAACCAAATTCAACGCCTTCTATTTGAAATCGTCGAATAAGTTTTGGCTTTTCACTAAACACTTTTGTAAAGTGGTTTATTAGTTCGTTTAAGTCTTTCATTTTTATTTTACCAACCTCTGATAAGTCTATGCCACAGAATATTTGAATCATTTTTTGTGCAATAAATTCATCATCGTTAGATGCTTCTTTCGTCTTTATAAATTGTTGATACCTTGACAGTGGTATTTCGCTTAAAGATGTAGGTAATAATAAATCTAACTTCATATATTAATAACTGATTTTTGCTGTTTTTGTTATAGTGCTATAAAACCGAATACGAACCATAGTTCTTGTTCAGGCCCAAAGTTTCCATTTCGTGATAACGAACCGCATCGATTGCATGATTAAAATTGTCTATCGGTTTGTTTAGCCGTTTGCCTGTTTTGTCAGTATCCCAGCAATAAGATCTTAACTCCTTGATCAAGTTTATGCTTTGTGATGTCACTAAATAGTCTTCTCGTTGCATTACATCTATTCCGTAGTTAATTGAATCTTTGCCTTTTGTTACACCTTTAATTGTGATGCCGTATCGTTGTATGTCGGCTATTGATTTTGGCTCGGCACTATCTGCATACACAGGTACATTTTTAGGAAGTAGTTTTGCTATGTCGCTATTTAGTAAACCTGTTTGGTATGTTACTTCGTTTAGGATTCGTGTTTCGTTAAGTTTGTAAACTTCGATAATAGAAGTAGGGTCATTTGTATACCCAAAGTCCATTCCTATGCCAATTAATCTTGCTTCATCTTGTACAATATCTATCTGTTTCCAATTGCTAAAGACAACGCCCTCTAATTGACCCATTTCGCCATCTACATAAACACGAACCCAGTTCTTCCAGTAGTTGCTTGTAGCTGCTTTCTTTATGTTCTTTTCTATTTGGCTTATAATACCCTCATCAAGTGCTTCGTTATCTTTGTATGTTAAGATAATTTTCTCGGCATCTTCTTGCCCTTCTAATTCTGTTTGCACCCAAAATTCTGCGGTTGGATTGTAGTCTAAAAATACTTCGTCTTTTGTTCGTATAGATAATTCGTTGTAGGATTCAAAGCTAACTGAATTGCACTCATTGATGTATAAGATACTTCTACGACCACCACGAAGCTTACTTGCATCATCAGCACTAAAAAACTCTATAAAGCTACCATTTGAAAATTCGTATTTTAAGAGACTCTTGTTGTATCGTTCATCTACAAACCTATGAATAGACTTCATGATCTTTAAGAAGTCACGTAAAGCACCTCTACGTAGATGAGGTATTGATTCAGCTACTACGCTAATCTCAGTGTTTGGTGTTTTAGCTGCACGATCTATCAAAATAGGAAGTATGCCATAGGTTTTTCCAGCAGATGTGCCACCTTGTACAATCTTAATTCGTTTTTTTAACGCAAGTATTTTATTTATTGCTGTCGTCCTTTGAAACATCTGGGAATAACGGTTGCTCAATATTAGTTTGTTCTATCTGCTCTTTTAGTGAGTTTAAACGTGCAGTAATACTTGGATTGTATTGACCTACCATACCACCCTTAATCTGATCATCACGTATTTCTTTGCGTATGCGTGAAGAGATAGTACAAAATTCTTCGTAAGCTTTGTTTGTATTCTCTAAATAATGCTTTGCCGTAAAGTTATATTTATCGTGGCAATATATCTCAAAGCCTTCTATTGTGAATGGTACCTCTAGTGGTTCTCCTACCATATCACCTGTTCTTTGGTTAAGATGATATTTAAATCTAGGATTCATCTTTGTGTCGGCTTTGTATTTCTTAAATATTTCTTCTAACTCTTTCGGGTCTTTAATTTTCTTAGGTCTCATATTAGTCTTCGTATGTTAAATAAACTTTTCGCATCTTTTCTATGATCTCACGAACACAACTTGCACAACTAGTAGCGTTTTGCTTTACTTTAAAAATTCTGTTGTATATTTTTAGAAGTGCTTGTTGTTCTGTTGGCTTTATAGTGTTTCTTTCTATGCTAAACCATTCGTGTAGCCAATTGTATTCTTCTTCGTGTAGGCATTCTGGCTTTCGTGTTCTGCTGAACATTTCGTTTAGCTTTTGCTTTCGTTCTTCGCATCCACAATCTTCACCAAGTACAAACTTTGCAACTGCTGCTACTCCTGTTTTCTCCAGTACTGTTTCTACTATGTCGCCTACTCCTTTAGGTTCTTTCTTTTTAGTAGTTCGTTTTTTTCTTGTTTTCTTTTTTGTTTCGCTCATATCTTTTCGTAATCTTGGTTTATATAATCTTCATAGTCTTCTGCTATGTTTTCTTTTATTCTTTCTTTACAATACTTTATTGTGTGAAATATTGTGCTTGTGCCTATTCGTGTTTGCTTACTTAACTTCCTCATCGATATTTTGTCGTTTCGATAAATATTAAATATGCGTTGGTCAAACCAATGCCAAGTGCTTACTTCGGCTTGTATTCTTGCTTCTAACATCATTTCTGCATCTTGCTTTTCTATGTAGTCATATTCTACACCTAAGTTTCTGCATTCGTGTATGTCTACTTTCTTATGTTTCTTTCTTTGTTTTATCAATGTTAAAAATATATTTCTTAATGTAAAATGTATGTATGCACGGTTTACTGATCCATCTTTTTGTAATACTTTTGAAGGGCTTGAATATTTATCTAGACGTAAATACATTTCTTGAACAATGTCTTCTGCGTAAAGTTCTTCGCCATAACTTTTAACTATCCGCACATAGTCATCATGAAATTTAGCAACCTTTTTTAGCCAGTTCATCGGTTAGTATATAAACAAATATAATGATTATTTATTAATCACGTATAAACAATTTAAAACTTAAAAAGAAAAGCGCCCATCTCTGAGCGCCTACCTTATACAAATTAACCTAATCAAAAAACAAATATACTAATTAAAATGGTAAATCGTTTTTATCTTCTTTTGGTTTGTGACCATATCCAGATTCTACTTCTGCTTGGTACGGTTCTGAAAACTTAACACTAAAATACTTTTTACCGTTTTTAGATTCATTTAGCCACATAGCTACTTCTTTTTCTTTGCCATCGATCATAGCTTTGCCTTTGTAATCTGGCTGAGTTTCTTTTTCTTTGTAGTCGTTTTTAAAGATTGCACCACTGTTGTCTTTCTGTTCCATTTATTTATTATTTATTGTTTCACTTAAAATATAGGCACTTAACGTCTTTCGTTTTCGCCTTGCTTTTTCTTTCAAAAGCTTTTTTTCTTCTTGTGTTACTCTTATTGTAACGATGTCATTCTTTCGTGTTTTCATTCTATTAAAGTATTATAGTATTCTCTACATTCTTCTATGCGTTTGTATATTGCTTGTATTACTTCTTCATCGTAGTTTACTTCAAACGTCTTGATTCGTTTTTCTGTAGGTATATGATCAAAGTTGTGTTTGGCTTCTACTTCTTGGCGCAGTTCTTCGCTTTCATCAATTAAGTAGTTTTTCCAATGCTGTCTTCTAACCTCATCTTCTACAACTTCTATCGGTGTATTAACTAAACAATAAACAAGTAAGCTTTTACATTTACCCGTTAAAGCCATATAGCCCTGTAGCTGGTAGTAATAGTCTTTAGTTGGTATTTCTTCAGCAAAGAATGGAAAAGTAGTGCCATCGTAACTGCTTTTAACATCTAAAAGTATATCTTTCGTGTTCACATCAGGTGTACCTGTCAAGTAATCGTTATCAAAGTGTTCTTCGTTCTTGTGCATAAAACCAAGATCTAAAACCTCTTGTGCAAGTTCTATTGATTGTTCTTCAACCTTATTTCCTTTGTCGGTGTAACGGCTTGAAAACTCTTTCTTGATACCGTACATTTCTTCGATAGCTAAATCTTGTAGATATGTCTTGCAAGTCTTACTCAATACTTCTGACTTGCTTCTTGCGTTAGTCATTATTTTACCTAACGCTGAACAGCGAATCTTCAACATATTTTAAGTGCTTTAAGTTGTAAGTCGCTTAGATCATACTGGCTTTTAAGTTGATCTTTAGTGTAGGTACCTTCTTGTACTGCTTTTAATGCACTTTCGAATCTTTGTTTAGTTAAAGTTTTCTTCGTGTTTTTGCCCTTGCCGTGTGTATTTGTTACATCGGCATCTTTCGTATCGTCAATTAAAAACAATCCGTTAAGTGCATACTTTCTTGCATAGCTTGATGAACTACCAAAGCTCTGTGCTATATCCATACCTTTACGATTTGGGTCAATACCTGCTTGTGCTTTTACTGCTTGTACTTTATTGCCATCAGTTATTACTGCCGTAGCTTCAATGTACATATATCCAGCTGCTTCTTTTACCTCATCTGTTAAGTTCAATACCAAACCATTCAATAACGGCTTAACGGCTTCCATAATATCTTCACAACTGCGATACTTATAATTACCAAACTTGTTAAACTGATTCTTTGGTGCTTTTAGTTCTTGTTGGATAGCACCTAACCTTTCGATTAATGTATTCTTCATAATGTATTTTTTAAATGTGTATACAAATATAACTAAATTATATTAGAATTGTATATACTTATTAAACAATATTCTTTTTCTACTTTATTCGTGTTTTCAAAGTCTGTTGTTTTTGGCATCCTCTTATCTATGATCCATTTCGGTTTTAATTTTCGCAAGTCAAAACAATAGATTCCTTTTGGTGTGTAGTTTACATACAATGGTATTTCTTCGTACAGGATGTGTTTAACCATTAGATGTATGTATTTGCTTCTTTCAAGCATTAAGTCATTGTAGTGTGTCTTTCGGCATTTAAGTTCTATTCGTGTTTTTGTAGATTCGCTAAAACAATCGTGCTTTGAATATTGGTCTTTGCTCATCTTTAAATCAAACCAATAGCGTTTAAGATATTCAAACAATTCACTTTCGGACATCTTTCTTCTTTTGTTTGTATAGTTCTATTATTTCTTTTAGTTCTTCACGTGTAAACTTTCTTATTTTGTGTGCTTCTTCGTGTAGCTTAAATAGTTCATCGCCTCCGATTCGTTTTTCTATACCTATCTGATAGTTTAGTAAATCGCCACTTTTATCTTTATTGCACGGTCTGCTACATTGTGCGTGAACATTGTTTTCGTTAAAACG